GATTGAAGCGTGGGAATTCTTAGGAGTTGATGGTGCATTAGGAGGACACCCAAAGATAATCCGCCTATTTAAGAAACGCAATGAGGAACTTGACCAGCTTAACAGCTTAGAAGTAAGAGGCATTGATGACTTGCGCGATTCGATCAATAGGAGGAATGATGATCTAGAGGCGCGCTTGTGGCCTGTAGAGAAAGAATACAGTATGAGGGATATAGTTGGTCTCCCTCAGATGGTAACATTAGACGGGCTTGACCATTTGTCTGATCTGTACGATACCGACTTTTCGGTTCTAGCAGGACTTGACCGCGCTGATCCTATGAAGACCCGTACAGGCGCACGTAGTATGGTAGCATTCTTGGCGAAGGGGTTGCCGGGAAGTCGAAGTAATCCATTTGCCTATGATTTGTCAAAGGCTGTTCCTAACTATTACTATTTCCTATTGCATTTAGTCAATGTCGAGACCCATAGTTTAGAAGATATAAAGGAGACACTCAAAATCGCACATGATGAATATGATGGGCTTGATTCGGTATGTGGTGAGCGTTGGGGCATCTGGGACTTAGCAAAGTGGTGTGAGGAAGAGGAGGTCAAATTCGAGCCCGTGTATCCATCGTATGCAGTTCAGAAGGGCGCGTTTACTGAGTTCTTCAATGCCGTGAAGTTTGGGAGGTTTAAGTCTCCTCCCGTAGCGATTGATGGAAGTAAAGAGTCCAACATATTAGCCGAAGAGGCTCGTATATTTGACCATAATGTAGATAAGCGTTGGTTTGGAAGCCCCGAGAAGAAAGAGAAATATGGAATCCAGGATGATACAATGTTTACTGTAACTTGGGGAATCCATGGAGGAAAAATGTTCGGTCCAGAAGACTTCCGACCTAGAAAAAGGACTCCCTTCTTCGGAATTATGGTTCCAAACAAAGACCTAGTAGCAAATTGGTAACTCTCCTTGTAGAAAACACGCTGCCCTTTGCAAATTTAAGAAAAAAAGTGTAAATGGCGAAAGTTTTTACTTGACATTGCCATTTGTCCCATGTTATCTGTCACGAAATGGGCGACCCATGTGCGCCTCGGCGGTCTCCCGAGTTTGCTTGTGGTGTCCTCCTATTCCGTGGCTTGCTGGAGGCGGGTACTAGAGACTCGCCTCCGGCTATCTCGGAGGTGTCGTGGACGAACTACAGAGTCAACAGAAGGCTTTTGAAGAATTAAAAGGTTTGTCAGATGATACCCTAGCCCGCCTCAGTTTTGCAATGCCCTGGCAGTATACCAGTGAAGACAGTGATTACCGTGATCCAGATGGATTCGATGAAAGACCCCTTACCAAGGATACCGCGAATTGGAATAGGGAGAAACTCCAGTTAGCTTGCTGGGATAAGTTTCATAAGAATCCACAAGTGAACACTGCTGTTAGGGGTCAGGTTGGACGACTCACGGGTTGGGGTTTTCAAGTATCGTCTCCGATTTGGGACATCCAAGAGATTATTGAGGATGAGACCTTTGACTGGCGCAATAGATTATATAATTTCTGGCCCAAGTATGTGGCCAGGGCTGTTGTCGAGGGAGAGTTGTTCCTGATACTTACCTTGCACAACGATGGATTTGTTGAGGTTGACTTCTTGGATCCATCTGTTTTAGATGAAAGTAAGGGAGATGGTTCGGGAATACTCTTTCATCCAGGGAAAACAACCATGCCACTTGCTTATTGTTTGCTTGCAGACAACGGGCATACTTCCCAAATCCCCTCAATCTTCATAGCTCGGTTTCCAGAGCTAAAAAAAGTCCTAACAGACCATAAAGACTACAGGCAGAAGCAATATAGCGCGAGCCGAACGAGAGGCTTCAAATATCGCAAAATCGGCAGTTTTATGCGCTATATTGTCGCCTGGGATCGCGGTTTTGTCACTAGGCGCAATATTTCCTATTTAAGAACGACTTTAGAGTGGTTAAACCACTATGAGAACCTTAAAAAGTATGAGATAGACCATAAAAAGTCATCTGGCGCCTACCTTTGGGTGGTTACCATGGAAGATCCAAAGGCTTTTCGACTTTGGTTGTCACTTTCTGATGTGGATAAGAAGAAAACCAGCATTTTACAGAAGAAAACGCCGGGTGGGACGATAATTTTACCCCCTGGTATGAAGATGACCTCTCAAAATCCCACCTTACCAAAGATTTCCGAGCAAGATACAGACATTATGCACATGATTACGGGCGGTTTGAATGAGCCCGAAGATGTATCTACAGGTCAAGCGACGGGTACTTATGCGTCAGTGAAAGCGAGTCGAGGTCCCATGTCCGATCGGATTTCAGATGAGATCGCTTGGTTTGACAGGTTTTTGAAGTTTGACTTTTGGGCAAGCATTTTTCTCCTGAAAGCAGCAATGGGAGCCATGAAAGACCGGATAAAGGTGCGGATGGCAGTCGATTTCAAGGGTAAGGAGCCCGTTTTTCAGAATGTGGCGCGCCGCCCAGAGCAACTTATTGATGTGTCTTACCCGACAAGCGAAGTAGTTGACTATGAAACCCGTGCAAAAGGATTGCTTGGATCGAAGCACGGGTCTTTATATGATACGATGGGAATGCCAAACAAAGAACTCGCAAAGAGGATGGGATTTGGTAATTACCATCAGTTGAGATTGAGGCAAGCTACGGAGGAGGATAATTATCCCGATACGATCCTGACCATTGACCAAGAGTCGATGCAGGAGAGGGTAGAGGGAGAGACCACCGCCAAGAGGAGAAAAGAGATTGCTGCTAAGAAGAAAAAGGAGTAGGCCATGCCTTGGGTAGTCAATGATGTAGACAAACACAAGAAAGGGCTGACGCCAGCGCAAAAGAAAACATGGGTCAAAGTAGCAAATGGTGTCTTGAAGGCTTGTCAGAAGACTAAGGGTAAAGATTGTGAAGGAAAGGCTATCCGTATTGCAAATTCGAAGTTTGATCTGGCCCCAGATGGAATATGGACTTTTGATAATTGGGACCAACACGATGAGCACTTTGGGTTGGCGAAAAAGCCCCAAGACAAACCCGGTGGTTCAAATGTTGGTAAGTATAGGAAGGGGCCCTTTTGTGGTCCTTCTGGCGGTGCGCCTAAGGGTTCTTATCCGGTCAATACGAGGAAACGTGCCATCGCTGCTATTAGTTATAGTAGGCATGCTCCCAACCCTGCCGGAATAAAGAAGTGTGTGTGCCGTCATTGGCCTTCGTTACCCGCTTGTAGTAAAAAGAAGAAATCGGAGGATGGGACGATGAATGAAAGAACAATAGAGAAAACCCCGAAGGCAGCCCTGGCTTTTGTCGATCACAACTGTTTCGCTAAGGTGAGTGTGGGTAAGGAGGGGGATAAGCCCCGACTAGAAATGATCGCCTACAGTGGGAAAGTGATTAAGGGTCATTGGTGGTGGGGAAACTTGGCTATTGATCTTAGTGGAATGAAGTTTCCCAAGGCAAAGTATCCCATCCTTGAGTCGCACAACACTGACAAGAAGATTGCCTTTATGGGCAAACCTATTGTCGGGGAGAATTTGAAGATTGATTCTGATACGGTGCAATTTGTGGATACTCCCCAGGCTGATGAATTCATTAAGCTGTCGAAAGAGGGATTCCCTTATGAATCAAGCATTTACGCGCAACCCACAACGGTAGAGCGGGTTGGCCCCGACGATAAAGCCGAAGTAAATGGGTTTACGTTGAGAGGTCCAGGTACCATCTGGCGACAATCCATATTTAAGGAAGCGAGCGTTTGCGTATTCGGACATGATCCGAATACAAGATCCGCCGCATTTGCTGATGAAGAAATAGATTTAGAGGTAGAGGAGGTGAATGCCAAACTTGAGGAACGTGGATGTACAGACAAGAACAACTTATCGAAAGAGGAGGTGAAAGGTATGGATTTGAATGAGTTTAAGGAGGCAAACCCTGATGCTTTTACTGAACTTATGGAAGAGGCAAAGGGGAAACTCAAGACCGAATTTGATGCAGAGAAGAAAATCCTCGAGGACAAACACTCTACGGAGAAGACGGGCCTTGAGAAGGAGAAGACGGACCTTGAAACCAAGATGGCCGAAAGAGACAAAAGAGTTCTCCAATTGGAGAAGAATGATGCCATCCGTGCTGAGAATGAGATTAGGGTTCAGGCGGAGGCGTTGTTTGATTCTAAACTCTCTGAGTCCTCCATTCCCGATCATCTGCACGACAAAGTTCGTAAGATGGTAGGTTACGCCGACTTTGTTGCCGAAGGTGTGCTGGATGTCGAGAAGTTCACCAAGGCGGTTGATGCCGAGATCAAGGATTGGGAGGACAAGCGGGTTACCTCTACCGTATTGGGCTCTGGTTTTAGCAAGAAAGAGGTCGACGGGAATACTGAGGAACAAAAGCTCGAAGACAAGGAGAACGAAGACGCGGCAGATGAGCTTTTGTCGTTGGCAGGCCAGCCCCAGAAGAAAGCCGCATAACCGATTGAAAACACGTTTTAGACTACACTAATCCATTAACCCGTAAACTTTGGAGGGAGGTGAAATACAAATGCACGGTGATATTCCAAGCATCATTTATGGAGTGCAGGAAGATTACAAAAAGCTGTACTATTCGGATCCGGATGCCGCTCGTAAGGTGCCCATCACAATTGGCCCCGGCTACGGTGTCCTGAAAATGGGCACACTGTTGTCGGTGAATACAGGGGCCGCAAGTCCCAATAAGGGTCAGTTCTTCCCTTTTGATCCTGCCGCGATTACGGGTGCTGAAAATGCACCTGGACGATCATACGTGGTTGCTACTGTGGCCAATGGCACGGCGATTGCTTACGTTACACTCCCTGACAGCTACCGTTTCGTTGTTAATGATGACATCATCATCTGCGATAACGATTTGGAAGCGAACATGGACAATGGTAGCGTGATTATTTCCATTGACCGCACTACCTACACCCACATGGCAGTGATTACCTTTACCACGGCTGTCGGTGATGACTTCACGGCTGCCAAGTTTGCGTATGTGACCCTTGAAGGCAACTTTGTTGCTGTTGGCGTTCTGGAGAAGTCCGTCGATACCGGTACAGGAGTCAACTCCCAGGGAGCCCATGCTACCTTGATCCTTGGTAACGCTGTACTATACCAAGGAATGTTACTTAACCTTGATTCTGGCGGACGGACCGATCTTAAGTCGGTTGCGTTTGGTCAGTTTGAAAACATCCCATAGGAAGGAGGTGAACTTTGCAGAAATTCGTCACAAAGTTCCAGTCTCCACCTAACCTTATTCTTCAAAACCTCTTTTCGTCCACGCCGTCACCTTCTGCGACCATCAAGTGGGAGTCACAGATGGGTTCCAGAGGGATGACGCCTTTCGTGCCACCGGGAGCACCCGCTCCTCAGACCTCACCGCTTGGGGTCGCAGAGCACATTGCAGAGGCGGCGTTTTGGAAAGAGAAAATGTACTTTGACGAGGAGTTCCTCAATAACATCCGAAAAGAGGGAACTGAGAACCAGTACATGGCAGCCGCAGCCCGGTTGGCCCGTGAAATGGCAAATCTCGTCAATCGTTGTAACCGTAGGCGTGAGTGGATGTTTGCCAAGATGCTATTCTCCGGTAGTTTTCAGTACAAAGAGGCGAAGGGCACGATGGCAAATGTTAATTACTCTCTGCCTACTGGCCACCAAGTAAGTCTGGCCACTGATTACAAGTGGAATGCGGGCACCTCTCGCAATGTCCTCGGTGACATTATTGATGGGAAGAAAGTCGTCAATGATTCCTGTGGTGCAAGGGTGAACATGGCAGTCTGCAATTCCACTGTATTGAAGTATCTGGCCCAGGATCCTGACCTTCTTACTCTTCTCAGCAAGAGCAACTTTGGTGCCGGCGACTTGTTCAAGGGCGCCACGAATAACATTGTGGGCGTAAACCCCAAGGTTATTGGTGCTTTGTTGGACATCGACAACATGGTTATCTATGATGAGCAGTACGAGGTTCGGGCTTTATTGACAGGAGCAGTCACCGGTGGTGCGACATCTGTAATTCCCGTTGACAGTCCTGTTGACTTTGAAGCAGGTGGCACGTTGAGGTTCTGGGACGTTTCGGCAGGGACTTATGAAGATGAGACCATTGCCAGCATACAACGTGAAAACATGACAGTCACCGTCTCTACCGCTCCCTCGGTAAGTTTTAAGGCGGGCGAGGATTATGTGACCATGACCAAGAAGTTCGTCCCGGACGACAAGTTCTCAATGGTAGCCACTACCGTTGACGGACAGCCGATTGCAGAATACAAGACCGCGCCGTATGGTCTTGCTCGGCTTTTTGGACTCTCAACTGATCGCAAAGAAAAGTGGGATCCTGAAGGCATCTTCATTCGCGTCCGTGACAAGGGACTTCCCGTCCTCTATTTCAGGGACGCCATTTACAATCTAACGGTGGCCTAACGAAAGGAGGTGGGAAGCAATGGACGAGTTAAAAGGACCTTGGACGCAGCCAGGTTGGAGGCAACGAATGGCTGCAAACATTTTGTTCCCCCTGATGGATTGTTATTCAGGGGAAGTTAAGCTTGCCGTTGAGAACACCGCATTGGGTTGTGCTCTGACTTCTGGACGAGTGAAAAGTGTTTGGATGTCGGTGCAAGCGAGTGGGAAGGACGATGATGATGCCCTCCAAATCAGCGGTGAGGTTTTCATTAACGGAGCTACTTGTCTGTCTACGCTTCCTGCTATCTCCCATGTAAGCGGCGAAGCGAGTCAACACAAGACTACAAAGGTAACAGGAGATACAGGGATTCAGCAAGGGGTGGTTGATGTAACTGCTAATACGTTCACGGCAGGTGACATCTTTACCTACGAGTTTTATCTGGAACGTACAACGCCCTCGGACGCAGAGATTGCAGGTCCCTGCATCGTAGTTGAACTTGAGCCTATCAAATAGGTGAAAGGAGACAACGACTATGGATGTCGAGCAGGTTAGGTTACTTACAACGGTAAAAGCAAGAGATGAGGTATGGGATAAGGGGGCCATTATTGGGCCCCCCGTACCTTCGGTTCTTATAGCCGAATTGCGAAACAATACGGGGACGGTGGAAGTGGTTTCTGTACGCACACCGCAGCCACCGTCCCAACCCGAGATTCCCCTTGAAGTATCCACCGAGGAGAGTGAGGAAGAGACTCTTTCCGAGGATGATGCTTCCGAGAAACCCGTAGTCAGGAGAGGAAGAGGATGACAGAAGCCGAACTGTTAGTCAAATTGGAAGAGGAAGTTAAGTCGCTGACCAGCTATCTTGATCCTATTGACTATCAGAACGCGATTGCTGATGCACAGCGAGAGACAGGCTTTGTTTTGCCCAATGCCAATGCTACTGAGATATTATGGCTTAAAGTTAGGGCAAAGCGGTTCATCTTTTTCTACCTGATGACTGAGAGTGCCCATAAGTTTAAGGTAAAGCAGTACAGCCTGCATCAACGGTTCGAGCATTATCGGGACATCATTAAGTTGATGGACCAAGAGTATAAGGAGTTCCTTGAAGCGTCGGCATTTACTCCTGCCACAGGCTTTGAAGCATTCGGAACGAAAGTTGATGCGGGGTTTCAGTACGAGCCTCAAACAGGACGAGATACCACCTATCGAGATGATAATGTAGTTATCCACAGACCGGACGAGAACGCTTAATGTCGTTAGGCCCAGAAATTAAAGACGTTCTGGAGCAGATTGGGACCTCGTATATGATATTGAGGCCTAACAGTGGTGAGTTAGGTACTGAATATCTTGATTACGAGATGAACCGGCAGGTCACAAAACCCTTCATCCGAGAATACTTCCTAGAATTCTCGGTTCCTTATGACTCCGTTGTAATTGGCGGTGACATTATTCGGTTTAGTGATCTGCGCTGTTACCTGGTTATGAACAAGACGCCCGAGAACTTTGAGGACGAGTGTCTTGGTTATGAGGGGGTGCTGTATAAGTGCAACGTGTCCGGGGAATTATTGCGTCCTTCAGGAGAAGTTTGGGGGTCGCCTTCATATAGGAGGCCAACAGTATGGACATCTGCTAAGTTGCCCGCCTACGGTCTCATAACAGAAAAGATGTTTGGGACTGATCTTATACAAGATGAAGAATTAGGACAGATAGGGATAGAGGCTCACGTTCTGTACTTGCCAACAAGTTATGGTGCACAACCGCTAGATCGCTATTGGGCGGCAAGCGGAGAGTATTACAAGATAGAGGTAGTGGAGAGCCGAAAGTTTGATGGCGTCGATGTTTGCCATCTTTCCGAAGACTCTAGAGAGTAACCACTTTTAGACAATCATCGGAGACCATAAGATGAAAAGAATAATGTTGGTTGGTGAGTCACCCCTCGGCTGTAGCGGGAACTCCAATATGATGAGGGGGTTCCTTGAGACCTTAGACAGAAGGAAATATTCAGTAGCGGTATATGGTACCACTACTACCCTCTTAATAAAGACAAACCTTTTTACCCTTCCACCTTACACATACCTTCCTGCTGCAAGTTCAGTAAGTGACAAATGGGGAGCGAATGGCTTGATGGATGTGTTGAAGACACACCCAGTCGATCTAGTATTGTTTGTAGGAATTGATGTTTGGGCGTTTAATGGAATATATGAGCAAATGAAGAAACTCCAAAAGTTACAGCCTTTTATCACCGCTGGTATATTCCCTTATGATGCTGTTGATTGGAGGAAAGATTGGGTTCACTGGTTCAATATGATTGACTTTCCTTGTGTCTACTCAAAATATGGGTTTGATAAGATAAGGAAGACTGTTCCCAATCTTCGCTATTTCAGACCGAACCTGTTTGGTGCTAATATATTCAAATCGTTGCCCGCCCAAAAACGGTTAGAGTTACGAGCACAATACTTCCCTTCTGTAACCAAAGAGAGCTTCTTGTTTGGGTTTGTTGGTAACAATCAAGTCCGAAAAGACCCCCAGAAAACTATCTTGGCGTATGCAAAGTTGAAGAAGGAGAATCCCAACATTGATATTTATCTTCATACGGAAATGGAGCAAGGTGTATATAACCTAAGTCAGTGTGCTCTTGATTTGGGTTTAAAGACTGGGGACATCATATCAAAAGGACCGAAGCAGAATAAATGGGTCAATGTTCAAATGATGACCGAGATTTATAACTGTTTCAATGCACTCCTTAATACGAGTCTGCAAGAGGGTTTGAGTTGGACGTTATTGGAAGCAATGCTCTGTGGTTGTCCCATCATAGCGTCAGATACGACAGGGCAGACAGAGTTGGTAAAGGGAGTTGGGCATTTGATTCCTTGTACACAGGATACGTATATGCCCGTTGTTGCTGGGAAAGGTCAATCATGGATTCGTACATTGGCATGTAGTGTGGATGATGTGGTAGCGGGAATGAAGCACATGATCGGGGATGAAGGTTATCGAGAACGCTGCAAGGAAGCGGGATTGCAAGAAGCGCGAAACTGGTTAACTGGAATCAGTAATATTAATGAATTGATGGAGGACTGTTTTATTCCACAAGGAAGGGCCAGGGTGCATCTGGGACCCCAAGAGAAGAAAAAGAGAGTCCTGTATGTACAACACTCCTCTGCCGGTGACATTCTTATGACCACCCGAGTTTTGAAGGGGTTAAAAGAACGTTACCGTGTACCACTTGACTACATGACCCAGAAGAAGTATATGGACATTGTTACAGGGAATCCCTATATAAGTAAGGTGCTCGAATGGGATGAGGAGACAGCCAGCGATTATTTATATGTGCTGAATCCACATAAAGAAAGAATCTTGCCGGGACACTGGGGACGTAATTGCAACTCGATTTTGGCAGATTTTTACTGGAAGATTTTGATGGTCGAACCCGACGGTTTCTTCATTGAAAAGGTACGCCCGTCAACGGAAATTGCGGATGAGATTGAGAGTGTGGCAAAAAATGCCCTCGATAGGTATACCAACTTAGATGAAGGAAAACCTATCGCCGTGGTGCATACAACAGGGGGTGACCCCCATTTCAGAACTTACAAATACATGTCCGATGTTTGTAAAGTGCTGAAAGAGAAGTACACAACCGTACAACTTGGAGGAGACATTGACTTCCCAGCCGAAGCCGACATCAACCTCTGCGGCAAGCTGACCTTCAGAGAGACAGCATGGGTAATGAATCATGCAGTTGTTGCCGTTACGGTCGACAGCTTCTTGTCCCATCTTGCGGGAATATTAGGAGTAAGTCAAGTCTGTTTGTTTGGTTCGGGCAATGTGTTTGTTGTCAGACCGAAGCAAATGAAGGGACATCTTTCCTGCCTTGTTCCCGACTATGTGAGAGATTGTCAGGGGCTAGGACCTTGCTCAGGGGTTGTTAGAAACTGTGCTGTTCCTTGTACGAGCATTCATAATCCCAAAACGATACTGTTTGAGATCAAGAAGATGGAAGCAAAGGATTTGGTCAAGAGGGGCCACGAACATACAACAGCCACTTATGAAATTCAATGGGCTGAGTAGGAGGACAAGAGATGAGTATAAAACCACTGGTCATAGCAAGCAATATGCTGAATGAAAGGGACCAATTAGAAGATTGGTTTGCTTTTGTTAAGAAGATCGCGGACGGCGGCATTTTGATTGTGGATACGGGCTCAACTGATGGCACGGTTGAATATGCCAAAGAGCAAGGAGCCATTGTCATTGTTGATGACATCATTCAGCGTGAGGGGTATGGATCCGCTCGAAACCAACTTCGGGAGTTGTCCCGCATACGGTTCCCTAAGGCTGAGTGGATGATGTATTTGGATGGAGATGAAAGGATTGATGAAGAGGATTTCCATCAACTGCGTTTTATAAAGGACATTTTACTTGACCAGTTTGATGTCGTTGCGTTGCCTAGAATTGATTGGTTGAATACTGATCGAACGGGAATGGCAAAGGATTGGAAAGTCAATCCCGATTGGCAAGCTAGGATGACGCGATTGAATGGCACAACGATAGAGTACGTCCGCCGGCTTCACGAACAAATTACGAAGTATAGGACAATTTATGCCCGGCTCACTAACCCGAAGATCAACCACTTTCATCGAACTGTTGGGGAGAAGAGGCGGGATTTCGTTGGTAAACTGTGTGCGAAGTTGCATATGGAAGATAAGGAATATGGGAATACATATCCAGAGCATCATAAGGAGGCATATTACAGAGAGAGGTTTATGAAGGAAGGACTGTAAGAATGTTTATAATCGTCGGAGGAGCGAGTAGATCAGGCACAAATAATGTGTCCACGTTTTTACATTTACATGGTGATGTAATGATGTGTCATACCATGAGGGTGATAAGAACGAAAACCGAAGAGGGGTTGGCAAGAGAGTGTAGGATTGCGGTAGAAGATGGGCATCCCTGTTTGCAACCGTATATTTGTCATAATAACGATCCCAGGCGGTTTCTTTGGCGATCTTTTGTTGAGGAGAAGAATAGCCATCTTGTAGAGGGCTGTTTTACGAAGCATGTCGGTGTGCGTTGGGATTATGCTGAGTGGAGCGATGTTAACCTTAGTGAAGCTGCCAGAACAGGAGAGGCTAAGTTTATATTTACCATGCGAAATCTTAAAGACCTTTTTATGAGTCTTCGGTATCATAACTTTTTGGGGAAAGGAAGCATACAGGATAATTTAAACCGTTTTGAGAGAGCCACCACCAATTCCATCAAGAAAATCAGTGGGATGAAAGACTTTTGCCCCGTATCTGTCTCAGAAGGGAGAGATTTAAAACGGATGCTTGATTGGTTGGGGCTTGAGCCAACTGGATTCCAAAGAGAGTGGATGCTTGATCCACCCATTATAAATTCTTCTCGCAAAGAGGGTTATGTGGAGTTTAAAAAGGAAACAGAACCACAGATTGAGATTCCAATTGATTTGGAGAAGCGGTATTGGGAAGTATTGGAGGTAGCTCGCCTTGCGTATAGCGATTCTTAGTCACTGGCATAC